GAGGAACTCCGGGCCGACTAGGTCGCCCTGGTTGTTCTCGTGGCCGACCTTGTTCGCCGCGTCGATCTCACCGCGCAGGTCCGCGAAGTTGCGGGCCATCCGGTCGAGGTCCTCGGTGGTGATCCGGTCCCCTTCGGGGGGGGACCCGACCCCGCGAAACGTGCCCGCCCGGAGGATCTCGACGTCGGTGAGTGTGACCGTGGGGAGCGCCATAGCTGGCCTCCACGGTGCCCCGCGGCCTGTCCCGGGGTAGTGCGGGGGATGCCCACGGGCATCGGCGGGGGATGACGGGACCTACGCGCACCCGACGTTTGCGCATCCGCCCGGCGGGTGTATAGTGCGGGTGTGGCTACCGCCACCCCACCCACCGAGCACAGGAGCGAACCCGTGACCACCATCCGCGACACCATCCGCGACGCCAAGACGGGCATGTTCGAGGCCACCGCCGAGGACGTCCTCGCGAGCCTCGGCGTGAACAAGCCGAAGACCACCGACACCGAGGCGGTCGCCGCGTTCCTGCGCGCCCGGTGGACGTACCTCACGGACCTCCTCGCGCCCCGCGAGAACGGCGCCGACACGCCGTTCACCACCATCGACGGCCCGTTCCGGCACAAGTACGTGGCCCGCATCGAGCGGGGCCATCGCGGCAACGAGAACCGCCGACGGGTGATCGCACCGCTCGTCGCGGACGGGTGGGTGCGGGCCTCCGATTGGAACGGGTACGGCGTCGTCCGGAACCGCGCGCACACGGAGAAGGCGATCGAGCGTCTCGTCGTCGCCGGCGTCATGGAATCGACGGAGGTGACGTGGGAGGTCCCCGCGTTCGACGTGATGACCGGGGAGGGCCGGTACCAGGCGAGCGCGTCGAAGGAGCGGGCGACCCTCCACCGCCTCAACCTCCTCACGGGTGACCTCGACCGCCTGCTCGCCGAGGTCGCCGGGGACCTGGCGGAACGGGCGCAGCGGACGGCGGACAGTGACGCGAGCGGCGGGGCGAAGTGGGAGGAGAAGGCCCGGGAGCTTGCCGCGACCATCGGGGCGGAGGCCAGCACGGCGAACACGGCACGCCTCACGCTCCTCGGGCGGGAGCTTGAGCAGGCCGCGAAGCGGGCGATCGAGGGTGCGCAGGGCGAGACGAAGCGGAGCGCCGCCGCGGAGAGCTACCTCGCGTTCTGCCGCCTCATCGAGGACCACCGCCGCGGCCTCGTGCTGCCGGACGAGGCACGGGTCGAACTGCATGAGCGGACGGCATGAGCGAGATCGCGAGGTGTTCTAACCTCCTGCGCGATGCAGGACCCGGAGACGTTCGCCCGGATCCTTGCGGATCACCACGAGGCGCAGGGCCGCTAGACGCCCTGTAGGTCGACGTCCGTGGTGAACCGCAGGGCGACGAGCGACGCCTTCGTCGGCGCGTCGTTCGTGTCCCGGAACCACGGGTCCGCGCGGTGCTCGAACCGGAACCCGACGAGGCGGGTGAACGCCCCTGCCGCCCCATCCCCGTACCTGGCGACGGCGGTGAGGATCCCTTGCGCGTACGTGTCCAACGCGTCCATGTGGGATTCGTAGTCGAGTCCCCGGCGGGCGTGGGCGACGCACAGGAGTTCGACGGCCCCGTAGGAGTGCACGACGTTCGGGTCGGGTGCCTGCCCGTCCAGCATGGTGCCGCTGACCTCGATGGCGGGGAGGCGGTCCACCGGGAACGTCGGCCGGCCCCACCGCAGGTACGACCCGGAGGCGGGGACCGGGAGGTCCGGGTCGATGTCCGCGAGGGCGTCCGGCAGGCCAGCGCGGAGCGTCGCGACGAGCCCGTCGATCATGTGGCGGATGGACTGATCCATGCTCAGAACCCCCAACGCCGGATCTCCCCGGCGACGTAGTCATCGACGGCCTGTTCAAGCTCACGGAGCGCCGCCCCAGGGATGCGACGCGGGACGATCGGGCGGGCCGGCATACGCCGGGTCCCCGCCTGGTGGTAGACGGCGTGCGGCGCCTTGATGGTGAGGACCATCTCCCGCGGCCGGTACTCGGGGTCCGGGGCGAGCGTCGCGCGGCGGAGGACCCCGTCGAACACGAGGATCGGGGCGCCGGGACGGACGGTCGCCTTCCACCTCGCGTAGCCGGGTGACAGGGCCGCCCACGGTTCACCGCCGAACGCCCCCTTCGTGGCGTACTGCCGGCGGAGCCAATCGACGACGATGCCGCGGGCGACGGGCCAGAACGGACGGAGGTCCGTGATCGCGGTAGCGAGGCCACGGAGGCGGCGGGCGGTGTCCCCGATCTCGAACGACGCGTCCCCGTAGACGGTCACGCGGCACCACCGAGCAGTCGGACGGCGGCGGCCAACTGGCGGCGCGCCTGGTGTACGCGGGCCTCATGGCCGGGGAGGTGGATCTCCCCGTACGTGATGGCGAGGGCGATCGCCTCATGGGTGGTGCGCGCCCCGAGGTTCACGCGCGCCCGTTCGAGGACGCCGCTGACGACCTGGCGGGACACGCCGAGCGCCTCGACGACCTCCGCGTAGCTCCGGCCCGTCGCGTACATCGTGAGGACCTGCCGCTGCCGGGCGGTGAGCCGCGTCACCCGGTGCCGCCGAGGACGGCGATCGCCGCGTTGACCGCTTCGCGGCGCGTGAGGTACCAACCGGTCAGAGGTTCACCGTCCTCCGTGATCGCACGGAACGACCGGTCGATGGGTGCGCGCTCCACCCGGAACCGGGTCCCGCGGTACAACAGGACCCCGCGGCCCACCCGCCGGGCGGCCTCGCCGCTGGCACGGGACACCGCCGGCGTGATCGCCGTCCACGGGATCGACCCGGGGGTACCTATCCGGGCGCCTTCAAGGATCGGCCCGTAGTCGGCGTCTCCCGGCGTGGGTTCACCGGGGAGTGCCCCAGAGACGACGCGGTCCGTGCGGCCACCGGGGATCGGGACGATCCGGCAGCGGCACCGCTCACGCCCGTCACACTCCTCGTAGGGCCCAAACCCGCCGTTCTTCCACCCGGCCTCCGCCGCCGCCGCCGGCGTGGGGTAGACGGTCCCGTCGATCTCAATGCAGTGCGGGCACGTGTTCTGATCCAGCACGCTCGTCGCGACGAACCCGCCGAACGCGTCGGCGTTCTCCTCGTACAGGTCAGCGGTGCCGGAGATGAACGACTCGGAGACGAGCGACGCGGCGACGGCACGCAACCCCGGCACACGGTCGATCGCCGCGTCGACGCGGCGCCGCACGAGTTCGTTGACGTCGTCGAACAGGAGGTCCTGTGTCGCCCGCTTGACGTCCGTCTCGGCGCGGGCGGCGATGCCGTTGAGGCCGACGGTGAGGCGCAGCAGGGGGGCGCGGATCCGGTCACGTGGCTCCGCGTACCGGCGTGGCACGTCGACGCCGGCACGCGTCAGTTCCGCGCGGGCCTCAAAGCGACCACGCTCGTAGAGGGCGACGAGCGGGTCAACCATCCCCGGGGTGGGGGTCAGGCGGAACCGCGGCGCCTGGCCGGGACGGGGCGCCTGCCGACGAAGCTCGACGCGGATCGCCTGGACGATCGCCTCCTTCGCCCCGTCGAGGGCTCGGGTGATGCCGTCGACGTCGATCGCGGCGATGACCGCCGACACCGGTGGCGCGAGTGTGCCCACCCGCTAGTCCTCTCCGTGACCGGGGTCCTCCGTGATCTGGCGGCCGGCGATCACCTCGGGGGGGAGGGCCCGGGCCAGCGGGTCGCCCATCCCCTCACCACGGAGGCCCTCATCGTCGGGGAGTGGCTCGAACCCGGCGCGCTGCCGGGCGGCGTTCTGCGCCCCGCGGTCGTCGAACCGCACCCCGGCGCCGGCGGCGTCCGCCATGAACCGGCCGAGGACCTCCATGTCGTCGTACTTCACGGGGTCGTGCTTCAACGCGGGGACGTCGACGTCCGGCCCGAAGTTCACTTCGACGATGCGGCGCACCACCTGATCGGTGATCTCCGCGGCGAGGCCGTCCATGATCGCGTTGACCTGTAGGTAGAACGGCCCCGCCAACACCTCACCGACAGCGCGGGCCCCCGTCTCCGTCGACCCCAACCCGAGGAAGTGGGCGAGCATGGAGGCGAGGACCTGTTGGTCGAGGTACTTGAGCATCGGGAGGGGGTCCATCACCGACGCCGCCCCGTTGAGGAGGTCGATGCTCCACCCGTCGTCGGCGCCCATCCCGGTACGCCCCGTCGGCTCCGGGCCGGGGAACGCGACGTACGCCCGTTCGTTCACGCGGACGCTGCGGCCGATCTTCTCCGCCTGGCGCTTCGCGTCATCACCACCGGCGTTCGGGTACCGGACCACGGGGATACCCATCGCCCACCGGTCGAACGCGATCGCCGCGCTGACGATCAACTGCCGCTTGATCTTCGCCCACGTGTACGCCGGGCGGATCATGGACTGGCCGGTGAACCGCCCGTATTCGGGGCGGTGCACGACGTGGACAAGCTGCCCGCCGGGGAGCGTCGCGTCCACCCCGACCTGCCGCATCCCCGCCAGGCGGTACCGGTCCCCGGGTTCCGGCGGGAGGTACCCGAGCGGGTCGACGACGTGCGGGTACCGGGGCTCGATGTCCCACAGGGTGCGGACGACGTGCGGCATCCCGTCCGCGTCGATCCACACCTGGGGGTCCGGGTGGAACACCTCGAACCCCGTCATGCTCCCGTAGCGGAGGGACAGGAGGAGCATGGACAGGTAGCTCGGCCACGTGCCGAGCATCGGCCCGTCGGTGTGGCACGCGTCCAGCCCGAGGTTCCATCCGACGAAGTCCCGGACGGCGCGGTCCTCCGGGGTGCGGCCCTCCTCCAGGTACCACCGGGCGCGGACCATCGGCAGCACCACGGCGTTGATGCCGCCGCTGACGATGGGGTCGCCGGCGACCATCCGGTCGAACTCGTGGTAACGCCTCGCGCCCATAAGCTCGGGGACGCTCTCGCGGTCGCTGGCGGTCCAGTCGTACCCGCCGCGGAACCCCGCTTGGGACACGCGGTGCCCGGGGCCGCTGTAGAGCATCGCGTCGGTGGCGTCCGCGATGCCGATGCTCGCCGTCGGCGCCTCACGCTGGTTCCCGGTGGGGAGCGCGACGAACGCGCGGGCACGGTCGAGGAGCGTCGCGAGGGCGGGCACACGCGCAGGGTACACGCGGGGTACCTCGCGACGCGAGTTTCCTACCCCGCGGGGTACCTTCCGATCACGCCGGCCGGCACGTTCGGGCACAGGTACACGGAGCCGAACGGCTCGGGCAGCGGCGCGACGCGCTCCTCATGCTGGCCGCAGAGCTTGCACGGGTTGAGGAGGACGGGCTCCCGGCGGGAAGCGTTGTGCTCCCGCGCCCGCGCGCCCCACTGCCCGGCGCCCTGACCGATCCAGTAGCCGAGGCGGTTGAGCATCGGGAGGGTGAGCCACGTCACGTCGTTCCGGTACGCGGCCCGGCCGATGTCGTGCGTCGAGATCCGGAGGCGCAGGGACGGCGCCCGCCGGTTCGGGGCCGGGTGCCGCCACCCTCTGGCGTGCTCATCCGGGATCACCCCGTCGATGATGAGGTCCGGTCCGTACTCCGCGTGTCGCACCATCACGGCGTGCCGGAGTTCGTACGTGCGGAGTGCCCGCTCCACGATGCGCGCGCAGGCACGGAGGGTGCTCGGGCCCTCGATGTCCTCGATCACGCGCGACGGACGGAACACGTTCATGCTGCCGCCTTCCGTCGTTCCTGGTTGATGAGGATGGTGAGGTCGATGAGGCGCGGCGCCCACGGGTGGGCCTCCGCACGCCGCCTGTCCCCACGGGTGTCGTGGGCGACCCTGGCGGCGACGGTGCGGCGCTCCGCGTCGAGGACCGCGAGCCGGTCACCCACCCGCAGGAGGCCGCTCACGCGTCACCGCCAGGCGACGGCTCGGCCGCCTTGAGTGCGTCGCCCGCGGTGGCATGAGACGCGAAGGTCGAGCCGAGCGCCTCGACCCACCACTCACGCGGCGGCTCCCCCGCGCGGTCGTCGTTGAACACGCTGAGAATGGCAAGCCCACGGTGGCCGGCAAGGCCGGCGAGCGCGTCCGGGTCGATCCACTCCTCGCGTTCACGGAACGCCGCGGTCAACGCCTCGTGCTCCCGGATGAGGGCCTCCAAGGCGTCGGCCAGGTCGTCGACCTCACCCGGGAGGTTCAAGGCGTTCCGCTCACGCCACGTGCCGTCAGCGTTCCACGTCGCGATCACCTCACGGGCACGCTCGATCGGGATCTTCGGGGCTTCGCTCATGCTGCCCATCCTCTCGCGGGTCGGTGGTGCGGGTCGATGGGGGGACCGAACGCCTCACGTTCGGCGGGGGTCATCTCCCGGAACAGGTCGTCGACGCGGGCGTGTCCAGCACGGACCAACACGCGGAGGCGGCGCATCTCCTCGGCGCGGCCGGCGGCCCCGTTGCGGAACAGGAGGTCCAAGGCGGCCTGTGCACTGGCGGCGTCGTCGAACGCGGCGATCGCGGCCTCCACCCGGGGGGTCATCGCCGGACCTCCGTGACCTCGCCGCAGTGCGGGCACACGTCCGCGCGGTGCGGAGGCCAGCACCACATACGCCACCCACGGTTGTCGAGGCGGCGGCTCGGCACACCGAGGGCCGTGAGGACACGCTCCGCCGACGCCCGCCGGCCGTTCGTGCGGAGTGCCTCAGCGACGCGCTCCGTCGGGACCTCGATGGCGTCGAAGTGGGGGAGGCTCGCCGCCGTGGCGCGCAGGTAGTCGACGACGACCCGCTCGTCGACCGTCATCCTCCGGGTGCTCTCCTTCATGGGCTGCGCTCCTGCGGCTCGGTGGTGGGGATCGGGCTAACCCGATGCGGTGACTATACACCCATCCTTGACACGTGCAAGGGGTCGTGTAGGCTCCGTCCAGTACCCCGCGGTACCCCACCGAGTCAGGAGCCACCGAGTGCCCAACCCGCAGCGAGTCACCATCGGGGTCGGTCCCGCCACCCACGGCCAGGCCACGGGCCTCGCCCACGCCGGCATGGACCTCGCCCACAAGCTCAACGGCCACGACGGCACCCACGCGTCGTGCCGGGCGTGCACGTATGTCCGGATGCTCGGGGCGGACCGCGCGGTCGCGCAGGTCCCCGAGGCGTTCGGCCTGCCGCGCCAGGCGGCGGCGTGACGGCCCCCCGCTATCTGTCCCTGTTCAGCGGAGCCGGAGGCATCGACCTTGGACTCGACAACGCCGGATGGTCATGTGTCGGCCAGTGCGAGATTGACGACACCGCCCGATCCGTCCTCGCCCGACACTGGCCCGACGTCCCCCGCTGGACAGACGTTCGTGATGTCGCACACGCGGACCAGCATGGACGACGCGGACCGGTGGGAAGCGACGAACGTAGCGGGAGCACTCACAGCGCAAGCGGTGACCCACGGACTGCATGGGCGCGCGTTGATCTCATCGTCGGCGGGTTCCCCTGCCAGGACGTCAGCGTCGCCGGCCGGCGCGCCGGACTCGCCGGGGAACGCAGCGGCCTGTGGTGGGAGTTCCACCGAATCGTTGAGTCTGTTCGACCCCGCGCCGTACTCGTGGAGAACGTCGAAGGCCTCCTCAGCTCAAATGGTGGCCGAGACATGGGTGCAATCCTCGACGCCTTGGTTGACCTCGGGTATGGCGCAGCGTGGCGAGTTCTCGACGCGCAGCACTTCGGTGTGCCCCAGCGGCGCCGACGCGTGTTCCTGCTCGCCCTCACTGGCGGACGTGTTGGAGCAGAGCGCGCTGCCTCGGTACTCGCTCTCACCCCGGGCAGCGCGGGGGATCCTGCGCCGCGCCGAGGCACGAGGACGGGAGTTGCCGGAGGCGTTGGCCGCAGCGTTGTCGGAGCTCTCACAGGACGCAGCGCCAGCCGCCTAGACGACGCTTGCGCCGGTGGTGGGCAACTGGTGCCCACCACCGCAACCGGAAGCATCGCCCACACGCTCAAGGCCGGCGGCCACAACGGGTCAGAGGATGGCACCGGTCGTGGCGTCCCGATCGTCGTCAACGCCCTAGACTGCAAGCGCGGCGGCCCTGACGACAACAGCGCCCAAGCCAACCACCTCACCCCCACGCACTCAGGCGTGCGGCGCCTCACCCCACGTGAATGCGAACGCCTCATGGGATGGCCCGACGACCACACCCGGTACGCGGCGGACGGGCGGGAGATCGCTGATTCCCGGCGGTACGCGATGTGCGGGAACGGAGTGGTCGCCCCGGTCGCGGAGTGGATCGGGGCGCGCCTGGCGTGGGAGTTGGCGCGCGACAACGAGTTCGAGTCCGCCGCATAGGCGGGCCTAGTTCCGGGGAGCGGACGGGAACCCGCCAGCCCGGACGGCGGGGGGAGAGGGGCACCTCCCCCCGCCACCACCTGTAGGACCCAACCACGAGCAGGAGCGGAAGCATGAGCGATTGGAACGGCGGCACGGCCACGGCGGAGCGCGACGAGGTCGGCCAGGTCACGACCGGTGACGCGGAGGTCGACGCGATCATCGGGGTCACCGCGATCCTCGCGGGCCTCGACGAGGCGCAGCGCGCCCGTGTGCTGGGGAACGCGAACGACCGGTTCGGCACCACGCCGCCGGCGCAGGCCAGGCGCGGGAAGTAGCAGCGGAGCGCGGGCGGGGACGCCCCCACGGGTCCCCGCCGCCGCTAGTAGTTGTCGGCCATCCCGTAGCCGACCTCCGAGTGGACGACGTCATCCCCGCCCGTGACGTCCACGCCGGGCCGGTACTGCCCGATGCGGCGGCACGCGAGCGCCGCATAGCCGGCGGCGTCCACCTGATCGTCGTTCTTCCCGTTCGGGAACGACGCGATCTCGTCCTCGTATGGCGTGACCCACAGGGCCTCATGCGCGTGTGGGTGCCAGACCTTCCGGGCGGCGTACATCGCGGCGGCAGGGAGGGCGCGGGCGAGCTTGTCGGCGTCCGCCCGGAGCGGGACGATCGGGAGGCCGGACCCGGCTAGGGACTGGATCAGGCCCATCCCGTACGTGTTGGACTCCACCCCGATTTGCGCGGGGTGACACTTCGCCGCCTGCTCCCGGATCAGGTCCGGTTGGCGAGGTAGCTCGATGCGGTCCCGCCACACGTCGAGGAGGAGGAGGTCCCCGGTGGTGGGGATCCACCCCCACGTCGCGACCACCGTGTAGTCCGCGCTGGTCTTCGTGCTGGCGGCGACGTCGACGGTTTGGAACACGACCATCCCGGACCGGTAGACGGGGCGGTCCCCGAGGATGAACGCGTCCCCACGGCGGACGTACCGCTCGATCCACGACCTCTTGAAGTGGCCGCCCTCCGCGGGTGCCGGCCGCTGCTGAAACAGGGACGCCCACCAGAACTCCCCGACGCGCTTCCGGACGCGCGCGAGGCGGTCCGCGCTCCACCGGCTCCCCCACAGTGGCTCACCCGGCGCCCGCCCGAGCGGGTCCTCATCACCGTCCTCGCACACGGCGCGCATGGTGATGACCGTCCACGGTTCGGTGTGTTCCTCACCGTCCGCCAGGGCGC